TCACTGTAAATGTTATGATAATCAAGACTACAATAATAAGATATTTGATGATAGCTCTAGCAGCATTTGTATTAGGTACATTCTTTCCAAACCCAGCCGCCAAGAACAAGGCTCAGGGTGAAGCAATTACCTGGGCCAAGAAGATAGGATTTGGACCTCCTAGGTTTGAGTACTCAAACGACAAAGAATTCATCTCCTCCCTTAAAAACTGCATAGACTACCTAAATTTTAACATTCCAAGAAGACAACGAATCAACACTGAACTAATAGTAGCTCAAGCTATTGTAGAAAGCGACTATGGAAGATCAAGGTTCGCGCGCGAGGGGAACAATTTATTTGGTATAAGAGTATGGTCAAAAGAGGGAATGTTACCCTTATTACAACCTAGTACGATAGATTGGCGTGTAAGAGTCTTTAAAAGTAAGTGCGAATCTGTTAAGTATTATATTGAAATTCTAAATACAAAAAGAGTGTATGCAGAGTTTAGAAGAGTTAGAGAGATAACATTGAATAGAAACCCTATTGCAATGGCTAAAACCCTAGATAACTTTTCTACAAATAAACAATATGAGAAACATGTTATTGAGGTTATTTTAAAATTAAGAAATGAAACTAAGTGATAATTTTACATTAGATGAATTAACAAAGTCACAAGAAGCTATTCGTTTAGGAATTGCCAATGAACCACAAGATGAACATATTACAAATTTAATTTTACTTTGTACAAATATACTACAACCCATTCGTGATCATTTTAAAATGCCAGTATCCATTTCATCTGGGTATAGATCAGCAGCGCTTTGTGAGGCTATAGGCTCATCATCTAAGAGCCAACATACCAAGGGACAGGCAGCGGACTTTGAACTGTTTGGCATACATAATAGAGAGGTAAGTGATTGGATTGTTCAAAACTTAGATTTTGATCAATGTATACTTGAGTTCTGGACTCCAAGTGACCCCAATTCTGGATGGGTGCATTGCAGTTATAATGATTCTGGCAATAGAAGGCAGTACTTGAAAGCAGAACGTATTAATGGTAAAGTGGTGTATTCAACTATAAGTTAATATATGCCAATAAGTAGAGCACAAATACCACAGCAAATAGAAGGCAAGCTTAGAGGTGCAAAACCATCTAGAGCTATGCTTGCATATAAACGAAAAAATAAAAAAAGGAAAAAATAATGGGTAAACTTTGTCCAAGAGGAAAAGCAGCAGCTAAAAGAAAATTTGATGTTTATCCAAGTGCCTATGCAAACATGTATGCGTCTGCAGTTTGTTCTGGAAAAATAAAACCAGGTGGTAAAAAGAAAATGGCAAGAGGTGGTTTTGTTGCTAAAGGCTGTGGCAAAGTTATGAACAATAGAAGAAAGGTTACAAAGGTTTATTAATATGGGTTTACGTAATTGGGTTAAAGAAAATTGGGTTGATATAGCAAATAAAAAATCCGATGGATCTTATCCTAAATGTGGAAGAAGCGGAGGAGAGAAAAGAAAAAACTATCCTAAGTGTGTTCCTATTGCAAAAGCTAGAGCTATGAGTAAAGGTCAAAAAACATCAGCTGTAAAAAGAAAACAACAAGCTTCTAATGTTGGACCTAAACCATCTAACGTTCCAACAATTATAAAAGGAAAAGAATTTGCAAATGGTGGAATTGTTGATACTACAAAAATGAGGTATATATAAATGGCAACATCAGGAACAACTAATTTTGATCTACAAATAGATGATATTGTAGATGAAGCTTATGAACGTTGTGGAATTGGAACTGAAGCTGGATTTGATCTAAAAAAAGCAAGAGTTTCTTTAAACATTTTATTTTCAGAATGGGGAAATAGAGGAATTCATCTTTGGAAAGTAGCTTTGCAATCTACAACACTTGTAGCTGGAACAACTAGTTATAATACACCTTCAGATTGTGGAGACGTTTTAGAAGCGGTTGTAAGAGATACATCTGGTAATGATGTCGCTTTAACAAAAATTTCAAGATCTCAATATAGTGCTATACCAAATAAATCAGATCAAGGTTCTCCAAGTCAATATTATGTAGACAGACAAGTGAACCCTGTAATTTTTTTATATCAAACACCAGATGCAGTAACTTACACATCACTTCGTTATTTTTATGTAAAAAGAATTCAAGATGCAGGAGCTTATACAAATACAGCAGATGTGCCTTACAGATTTTTACCATGTATGGTTTCAGGTCTTGCTTACTATTTATCATTTAAATATGCACCAACAAGAACAGAACAATTAAAAATGTATTATGAAGATGAATTATTGAGAGCTATTGATGAAGATGGTCAAAGAACTAGCTTATATATCTCTCCTCAATCTTATTATCCAAGTATTTAATATGGCTACTTTTGCAAAAGGAAAATATTCACAAGTAATATCAGACAGATCTGGTCAAGCTTTTCCATATAATGAAATGGTAAAAGAATGGACTGGAGAATTAGTACATATTTCTGAATATGAAGCTAAACACCCACAAATTAGTCCAAGATATCATGCAGCCGATCCAGTAGCATTACAAAATGCTAGACCAGATAGAGTAGAACCTGCAGTAAGAACAATACTTCCATTAAATCCTTTTAGATCACAGGTTGGATTGAGTTTTTTATTAATAAATGAGCCAGATCATGAAAGACAAACAGGAAATATCATATCTTTTGCTTATGCAGATGGTTTTGGAGGCTTTAGTCCAAATACTTTAAACAATACAAATGGTTATTCTATAATTTTAGGTGCTCCATCTGGTTGGACAAGTCAAGCAGACTTTTCTACAACTGATTTTTATTATGTAAATTTAGGAGTAACAGCAACTCAAACTGCAATAGGTGGTGGCGGAGCCCCTATAACAGTTGGACCAACAACTACTACACCATGACATACGCAGAACTAGTTACAAAAATAAGAGACTATACAGAAGTAGATTCTAATGTATTTACAGCAACCATTATTAATGGATTTATTCAAGATGCTGAATTTAGAATATTTAGAGATGTAGATGTAGATAGTAACAGAGTATATTATTCATCTAATTTTATAGCTTCTCAAAAATTTTTATCTGTTCCAAATGATGTATTTCTTATACAATCTTTATTGGTTGTGGATACCACTCAAACTGGTAATCCTAGGTCTTATTTAGAACCAAGGGACGTATCTTTTATAACAGAGTATAATAGCACTGGAGCTACTGGAGTTCCTAAATACTACGGTAATTATAATGATAGCAACGTTATTGTGGCTCCCACGCCCGCGAGCACGTATGCGGTAGAGTTAAATTATATCTTGAAACCCACTCAATTATCTAGTACTAATACAACAACGTTTTTAAGTACAAAGTTTCCAAATGGCTTATTATACGCATGCTTACTAGAAGCATATGGGTTTTTAAAGGGACCTACGGACATGTTGCAATTATATGAGACAAAATATAAAGAAGCTGTTCAAGGTTTTGCTTTAGAACAAATGGGTAGAAGAAGAAGAGATGAGTATCACGATGGTGTTCCTCGTCTTAATATTCAACAAAATAAGTAATGGAGTAAAAAATGGCTATAACAACAAATGCAATCGCTAACTCTTTTAAAAAAGAACTTTTAGAAGGAAAGCATAATTTCACTGCATCAACTGGAAATAAATTTAAACTTGCTTTGTACACATCAAGTGCAACTTTAGGAAAATCCACAACAGTATTTACTACAACAAATCAAGTTGCTGCTTCTGGATCATATACTTCTGGTGGTGGAGCATTAGTGAATGCTGGAACTTCTTTAGCTTCTAATACTGCAATCGTAGATTTTAATAATTTAAGTTTTACTTCTGCAACTATTACAGCAAGAGGTGCTTTGATTTATAATACTTCAAATTCTAATACAGCTGTTTGCGTATTAAATTTTAGTACTGACAAATCATCAACATCAGGAACTTTCACAATTCAATTCCCTGCATTTACAACTAGCGCTGCAATTATAAGAATAGCGTAAGGAGTACTTACAGTGGCTAATGGTTGGGGAAGAAACACCTGGGGGAGTAATGTTTGGAACGGTGAACCTAATCTAACCGAAGGCTGGGGTTTTAATGGTTGGGGTGAAACTGTTTGGGGAGACAATTACCAAATAGAATTAACAGGTGTTCAAGCTGACACAGCTGTTGGAACTGTTGTTGCTGCAATTGATATTGTAGTTAACCTTACAGGATCTTCTTTACAATTAGACATAGGAAATGCAACCGCAGATGGTAACGCTGAAGTTTTTGTTACTGCACCAGATTTATTAAATTCAAATACAGGAATCGTAACAGTTCTTACAACTGCTAATTTTGCAGTTACAGGAATACAAGCTGATATAGCTGTTGGAACAGTGGATATTTCCGCAGGAGGAAATATATCAGTTAATGTTTCCGAGCACACACTTAACTCTTTTGTAGGTCAGGCTGTTTCTGATGCTGGAGCTATTATTGATGTTGTAGGAAGTACAATTATTTCTTCAATTGGAACAGTAGTTGCAAGAGCAGATGTTAATGTAGATGTTACTGGCTCTAGTGCTACTTCTTCTATTGGAACTGTAACAGTTACAGCTGAAGCTAATGTAGTGCTTACCGGATCAGGAGCTATTATATCATTAGGAAATACTGATGAAATTGGAAGTGCTAATGTAGTGTTAACAGGTATAGCTTTAGCTACAGCAATAGGTGTTGTAGATGCGGTATCTGTTGTAGATGTTACTGGAGTTTCTGCAAATACTGGAATTGGTAGCTTAAATATTGTAACTAGTGTAGTTATAAATGTTACTGGAGTTTCTGCTCAAAGTAGTGTAGGATCCGTTAATATTACAGCTTGGGCCGAAGTAAGTACAGGAACCCCAGCAGTATATTCACAGGTAAGTACAGGAACACCTGCTAATTGGACAGAAGTTGACATAGCTGCTTAATTTAAATATATAACAACAAGGAATTAATATATGGCATCAAGTTTTTCTACAGACCTTAAACTAGAACTTATGGTTACAGGCGAAAACGCCGGTACATGGGGAACTAAAACAAATACAAATTTAGAACTTTTACAACAAGCAATCGCAGGTTATCAAGATGTTTCAATTGCAGGTGGTGCACAAACTACTGCACTTGCAATGACCAATGCAACATTATCTAATGCTAGAAATGCTGTTATAAAATTTTCAGGAACAATCACAGGAAATCAAATAGTTACAATTCCAGATGGAATTGAAAAAACTTACATATTATATAATGGAACAACAGGTGTATTTACAGTTCAATTTAAAAATGTATCAGGAACAGGACCAACTTTTTCTACAACAGATAAAGGATTTAAATTAGTTTATTCAGATGGAACAAATGTAACAGATGTTCCTCTTGGAGTTCCAGGTGGAACAGACAAACAAATTCAATTTAATAACAATGGTTCATTCGGTGGTATTACTATGGGTACTGCTGGACAAGTATTAACAACAGATGGAACTACAGCATCGTTTGGTGATATCTCTGGCGGCGCTTCGTGGCAAGCGGTTAAAAATGCAAACTTTAACGTTACAGCAGGCGAAGGTTATTTTATAGATACAACTTCAACAACTATCACAGCAACTCTTCCATCATCTCCTGCTCTTGGAGATTTCGTATCCATTATCGATTACGCAGGAACGTTTGATACAAATAATTTAACAGTAGCTAGAAACGGTAAAAACATTCAAGGTCTTGCAGAAGATTTAACTGTAAACCAAGAAAGAGCTGGACTTACATTAGTATTTACAGATAATACTCAAGGTTGGCTATTACAAAATAATTAAAAAGGAGAAACTATGGCAAATAAAAATTATCAATATTGTG